CTTATCTGCTCCAAATCTACCATAGCGTACGTGGTGGCACTCTATGCTTTGTTGTTTCTCGCATATTTGACAAAGTGGATATGCTTCAAGTAGTCTTAGCTGATAGGCTCTATTTTCACTTCTTGTTAATCTCAAAATAGCCCCTTTGTGTCATCGTCCTTGTGTTTCTCGTTCCACTTTCTCATTATTTCAAGCACTCCGCTTGCGTCCTTGCGACTTACCTCAAAGCTATCAAGTATCTTTTTGTTTTCGTCTGCTACCTTTGCGATTATGCTAGCTCCGCTTTCGGCTATCGTGATATAAACGGCTTTCATCTCACGCTCTTTTTGCAAAATTTAACGCAAGAGCAGATAGCCCAATTCTTAGCCTTGCTCTTGCTTCATCGCTCATTTTTAGCGGTGCGTCTGGATCAGCTGGGAGTAAATTTGCATTATTTGCCGCTTCTATTTTCTCTTGCTCTTTTTCTTTCTCTTTCACTTCTCTTTCACTCACGTATTTGATTACGCCGATACGCTTTTGATTTTTAAAGAGCCACGCATAAACCTCTGCCTCGTCATCACTGCTTAGCTGCACTGGCTTACCTGCTTGGTTTATGTGGTAGTGGTTGATTAGGTTGCCGTATTCATCTACGCCGATGATCACAAAATCTTTGTAGGTTGCTCCATAGCAAAGCCTCTCATTGCGAAAAAAGGTTTTTACAAACTCTACCAACTGCTCGATATTTTTAAAGCTAAATTTGCCCTCTTTGATCGCTTCTAGCGCCTTTTGCTTTCTAAAAGCTGCCACGGCGTTTTTTATGATTAGCTCGCTTGACTGTTTCGGTTGAATAAAGCTTGTCCTATACGCAAAAAATGGGATAATATCCTCATCTTTTAGCGGTTTTAAAAGCTCTGCTGTGATTAGTGCTTGAGTTTCATTTACGCCAAGCGCTTCTTTGATCGTTTGTATGCGGTTCATTTAAAACGGCTCCTTGTTTTCAAGATATGCCACGTTTTGGGTAGCTATTTGGTTCGTTTCTTTCGTGCTCTCGAGGTAGTAGCTTACATCGCCACCAAAACGCCTTACGTCCTCTACGCTTAGGCTAAGCCCACTTTGCGCTTTGTTGTAGGTTGGTTTTGGCTTAAAGACGCCCTGCCACTCATTTCGCATTGCTTCTCTTATGCATTCGTTTACGTCTATGCCCTCGCTCGCCCATTTAGCCCACTCGCTAAATTTCATCTCGATACCCTCAGTGCTTAGTTTCTCTCGTCGCTCTTTCTTGTAGGCTAGATATTTTTGCCAAAGATTTGGATCGATGAAGTCAGGTAGTGAAACGCCCTCAGGGGGTAGGGGGTTAATTGACGGTTCTTTGGTGGTTCTACTGACGGTTCTATTGGTGGTTATATTAATAGGAGTGACACCCTTGTCACTATGCAATGACACATTTGTCACTACCCTAGTGTCATCAGTGTCACTATGTGATGTCATAGATGTCACTGCCTCTTTTTCGTTTGTCATCATAGGGGGCGTCTGTGTCACCCTCTCATTTTCACTCACTATTTTGTATAAATTTGTCCTGCTTGTTCCGTCGTTCAGTTCTCTTTTTTCTTTTTGTAGAAATCCAAGCTCAGCCAACTTTTCGACTGCCCTTATTGCTGTTCTTTTTGATTTTGATATTTTCTTAGCCAAAACTTCATAGCTAGGGTAGCAATAGCCCTCATCATCTGAAAAGTCAGCTAAAGCCATAAGTGTTAGCTTTGTGGTGCTATCCTCGATCTCCATATTCCAAACTTGGCTCATTATTCTTATGCTCATTTAAACCCCCTCCACGTTTCGATAAATGCGTCTAGCACCAGTAGCGCACAAATAACAAGCATAAAAAACATTTGATTGCTCATTACGCTATCCTTTCAGTAGGTTTGAGTATTGACGTGCTACACCCACTTATCACATCTTTTTTTGATCCGATCTCTATCAGATAGCCACACTCAACTAACTCATTAACACGTCCGCAAACGCTATTTATTGCTACGTTATACCAGCGTGAAATTTCTTGCCTTGTCGCACCCTCTTTATGCTCACAAAACATTTCATAAACGGCTCTACGTTTGCCGCTTAGTTCAGGCTTTATTTTTTTGTATGCCTCTAGGCTGTTACTAGCTACCATTTGTTATCCTTTCTCGTTTGCAGAGCTTTCCAAAAGCTTGGCGATTACTTGTGTTTCTAGTTCTTTGTCGATCAAAACGCTAACCATATCAAGGCAAAATCTGATCACTTCGCTATCGTTCCTAAAACCCTTTCTATTCTGTATTTTCACGATATTTGCGATGTTTTGATTAGATAATTTGAATGCCTTGCTAATATCATACTTAGGCGTTACCATTGTGAGCCTTTCGTAATATTTTAAGATTACCAAAACGTTTGCTATTATTTACGACATAAGAAGTTATGTCATACCAAGCGTTAGGCGGAATGCCAAACCGCTTATCCATAATTTCAACGTCGGTTATAGTTGGCTTCGAGCCTCCGCTTAGCCAAAAACTAACCGATGCGTGAGTTTTATTCGTTGCTTTGGCAACGTCAATTAATTTAATTTTTTTTGTTTTCATAGGCTTATGTTAAAAAAATTTACATTATAAGAAGCTTAAATATGTAAATATTTTTAACATTTTATTGAGTATTATTTACATTTTAGGAAAGGTTAGAAAAATGACACTTGGTGGTAAAATTAGAAAAGCAAGACAAGCAAAAAAGCTTACTCAACTACAACTATCTAAAATAGTGGAAGTAAGGCGTGAGTCGATAACTCAATACGAAAATGACCTTATAAAGCCAAAAACTGAAACACTTGAAAAAATTGCTAACGCCTGCGATGTTGATATGCTCTATTTCTTCGAGGATGAATATGCAAAACGCGCTGGCGTAGTAAAAAAAGAGCTAAAAACTAATTTTTCACAATACGCCGACTTTATCCCACAAGACTACGCCCCTAAAAATATGCTATTTCTCCCAAAATCTGAAATGCGTATAGGTGCAGGTAGTGAGGGTGTTTATGATCTCGCTATGCTTCAAAAAGACGAGCGCAAGATCGCCGTCGATAAAGCTTTTTTAAAGGGGCTTGACACCAAAAATTTACGCATCTTTGAAGTAGTAGGCGATAGCATGGAGCCTGATTTTTATGAGGGCGATTGGGCTATTGCTGATATGGTAGCGGGTAGAGATAACTTCGTGCGTATAGCTGGCGTTTATATCGTTAGAATGGACGACGTTGTTTATATCAAAAGAGTTGAATTTTTACCGCAAAACAAGATAAAACTAATCAGCCTAAATCCAAAATATAGCGATATATACCCACATAAAGAGGGCTACGAGTGTGAGATACTTGGTAAAGTCTGCGGTAAAGTCCATTGCGAAGTGTATAAAGGACTAACGTTTGAGGATTATGGGATAAAGTAAAGGGATAAACTATGACAAACCAAGAAGCTAATGAGTTGATAACAGTTTTTAAAAGAGCCAAAGAGATAAATTTTGTTTTAGATAAAATAAATTTTCATGTTAAAACCATTGAGCTAGAGGCAGAGGATGAGAGGTTAAAAGATATTTCTTTATTGTTCGATATTAGCACATCAAAAAAGCAGTCCAAAAGAAAGACTTTACAGCTAAGAGCTAATAAAAACACCCATCTTTTAAGAAATGACTTTTATAGCGTTCATACAAACCCACCATTTAATGAAAATACTGCTCCAGATGATGAAACTTTAAGATTACTTATGCAAAAATATTCCGAAGCAAGATTAAAACTCGGCGCACATTTACATGTCTATATTGATGGCTATGATGATAAATGGGCGTTTCCCATAAGTGAGTTTAAACTTAGCGAATGTGATGATAACTTTTTGGCTCAGATAGAGCAGTTTTGCACTTATGGCAGGATAAAGATAAAAATAGAAAGGGCGTTATTTTAAAATGCTTGATATTAATAGACTTTTAGGGTCTTATTATGAGTATTTAAATGGTGGTTTTGAACTTAATGCTATCAGCAAAGATAGCTTTGAGGTTATAACGCCATTTTTAAATAGACATAATGACAATATTTCAGTCTATATTGATTTTTTAGATGACCGCTCTATTAAGATTAGCGATGGTGGCGAGACTATTCAAGATTTAAATTTATCAGGCTTTGAGTTTAACTCTCAAAAAAGGGTTAGACAGCTTGAAATAGCATTAAATGGTTTTGGCATTTTTAAAAATAAAGATAACGAACTTTTTGTGTCTGCTACGGCATTAGATTTTGCAAGAAAACAACACAATGTCATACAAGCCTTAATAAGCGTAAATGATATGTTTGTCCCAAGTAAGGGCAATAACGGCTTTTTTTATGATGAAGTGGAGAATTTTTTTAACAATATTGATGCTCGCTACACTACAAATATATCAGTAGAGGGAAAGTCTCATTTATCACATAAATTCGAGTTTTTAATAAGCCGTTCAAAACAAGAGAAAGAGAGGCTTATCAAGTTGTTAAACAACCCAAAAAAAGAAAATTTAAAAGCTACCCTTTTTACTTTTACAGACTTAGCCTCAGATAGAAGCTCTAGCGATAAGATCATCATTCTTAACGATGATGCTTCCGATGAACAAGAGATAAGATTAGCTACACAAGAGTTAAACATTAAACTCTTAAAATGGAGTAGCATAAAAAACTATGCTAACTATTTAGCTGCGTAAAATCCGATTTGTTTCCTATCGTCTGTTTTTTCTTTTGCCGCTATCTCTCTTTGCCTTTTCAGCCAAAGTCGTAAAAATATCTGACGGCGACACGATCACAATACTACAAAACAAAGAGCAAACAAAGGTCAGGCTATATGGCATTGATGCACCAGAAAAAAAACAAGACTACGGACAAAAATCAAGGCAATTTTTGGCTAGCCTGATCGCAGGGCAAATGGTAGAAGTAGAGCCAAAAGGCAAAGATAGATATAAACGCACGCTAGGCATTATCCACTACAAAGGGCAAGATATAAACGCTCAAATGGTGCTAAATGGCTACGCTTGGGCTTACGTCAAATACTCAAGAATATATGTAGATCAAGAGAAAACAGCTCGTGAGAAAAAGCGAGGGCTTTGGCAGAGTAATGACCCTACTCCGCCGTGGCAGTGGAGAAAACGCTAATAAGATAAAGCCTTGTATTTAGAACATCCGTCTTGGTTACCATAATCGCAAGCAAGCCCAAAATATTCTTTTGCTTTTAAGATGTCAAACCTAACTCCAACTCCTTCTTTGTATGCTGTCCCCACCAAGAGGCAAGAGCCACCATCTTTATATTGTTTGCACAAAAGCTCACTGATTTTTGTGGCCGTTAAATAATCCTCGTCTTTTATTAGTAAGGGTTGTTTTAAAAGACATAAACAAGCGTCATTTATTTTATCATCTGGGACAAAAGGCTGCGGCTTGCTTGCGTCGTATTTGTTAGGGCAAGCACTAATTGTATAAACTGTTAGTAAGGCCTCACTGAGATCACTTAGTGTCTTATATTGCTCTTTTGTAAAATATCCACCATCATACAATGCTTTCGCTACTTTTTCCTCATCTTTTGCGATTATAATAATTTTATAGTTTATAAAATTTTTTTCAGTATCTTTTATTTGGTTCTTAGCCTCTGCCATATAAAAAACAGCAATAGTGTCTAACACATTTAAGATGTTAATTTTAGATACATTTTTATTCTCAAAATTTTGTTTCAGAATATTTTTATAGAGATATATGCATGAGGGGATCGCTGTCGGTTTATTTCCCTCGCATTCCTTGGCTGCGATATTCCAAAGTTCATCATCTGTAGCATTTTTATGGGCTGTTTTAAACATTGATATTTGTCTGGTCTCATATTCTAGGAGCTTATAGTAATAATCCTCACATACTTTAGCATAAGAAAAAACAACACCAAGGCATAAAATCAACAAAACTCTAAAAATTCGCATTATGTATCCTTTAAAGTAATTTTGTTAATTATACCCCAGCCTATTTTTAAAAACAACTATCTATTTTTTTAAAAATGTTAAAAATATTTACATATTTAAGCTTCTTATAATGTAAATAATATTAACATTCTCTCATCGAAACAAAAAGTAGATAGGCTTTAAGCGAAAGCTGACAGAGTGAGCCTCCTGCGAGTTGCAGGTTTAATCACGTTTCAATCTGAAGCGTCAGTGATAGGGCGAAAAGCTATCACTCAGTACCAGCCCTGATTTAGGATAGTTTTTCACAGGGTTATTAATAAAACGAAAAACACTACTTTTTCTAATAAAAGCCTTGCTTGCTTGGAGTAGGCGAAAGCCTGCTAACATTTTTCATATAAAAATTTTTCCTTTAAAGTTGCTTTTGCAAGCTAAATTAATTTTTAATATCTTCAGACGGCGGTGGCGAGCAAGGTTTCTATTAGAAAAAGGAGCAGTCATGCAAAACATTAATGACCTAGAGCAAGCTTTAGAGAGCCTCAAAATGCTTATCAAAGCTAAAAAAGACTACGAGAAATTAAGCGCCAAATACGCCAACGTAAGTTTTAAAGACGTCACTCGCTCACAAAGAGCAAGGATAAATGAGCGTTTAGGTGACGCTGCGTTTGATGTGAAAGTCAAAACTGACAATCTTCACGCTGACTTAGTTGATGCTGGACTTTGCGAGATGAAAGAGCGCTATGAGCAAAGAGAGCTAGGGCAAAGTGCAGGCTTAGGACATATATACCGCGCTGCGTATTTGCCAAAAGTGCCAAAGAGATACAAGGAGCTACAAAAATGAAAACGCTAGTTAAGTTTTTTAGGGTGCTTTTCAGCAATGGCGGCGAGATAAAGAATATCGCCTATCTAAATATCAAAAGGAGTTAAAAATGAGTTTGAGCTACGACCTAGCACGTGCCGAAAGCGACGTGGCACGCTTGGATTTTGAAAAAGAATACGACGAGATAGTAAGCGATCTAATAGTTATCTATAACCGCTATTACGATACTTTTAAAAATGGGCTTGGCGACAATATTGGAGCGATAATCGATTTATTAATAGAAAGATGTAGCCAAGACTTTTTCGCTTATGCCGCTTTAGTCCATGTTTTATGCTCTGAATTTCAATATACCAACGAGGGCTTTTTAAGCTACACAACCACTTACAAAAAAAGTCTTGAAAAACTACGAGAGGAGGCTGATAAAGATGCGATACTCCACGCTAAAGAGGCTTGTTGAATTTTATTATGAGCCAGGTATGACGGTAGGTGAGTTTTTAGAAATTGTTAAAAAATTGAGAAATTTTTAACATAAATGATAAATGCGTTAAAAAAGGATAAAAATGCTAACAAATAAAGAATACCACGCACGCCCTGAAATATCAAAGAGTGACCTTGACCTACTTGCACGTAGCCCCTTACACTTAAAAATGAAAAACGAGCTTAGGAGCGAGCCTACAAAAGCTTTGCTTCTAGGCTCTGCCGTGCATAAGCTAGTATTAGAGCCAAAAGATTTTTCAAATGAGTTTTGCGTAGAGCCTGACGCTGATAAACGCACCAAAGAGGGCAAAGCGATCTACAACGATTTTTTGGAAAATTTAGGCGATAAAACCTCGCTTGATATTGATACTTTTGGCTCAGCCGTAGAAATAGCAAACTCGGTTAATTCTATGCGTGAAACAGCTATATTTTTAAAAGACGGACTGGCCGAACAAAGCTATTTTAGCGAGATAAACGGCGTTGCGGTTAAATGTCGCCCTGATTTTTACAATGAGAAATTGGGTGCAGTAATTGATCTAAAAACAACCTCAGACGCTTCGGCTACTGGCTTTGCTAGATCGGTAGCTAGTTTTAATTACCACATACAAGCAGCGTTTTACAGCGATATTTTAAGAAGCTTGGGCAAAGAGGTAAATTATTTCTTATTTATCGCCGTTGAAACAAAAGCCCCTTATTTTGTAGGGTTTTATGAGCTTGATACGGCAGCGATAGAGCAAGGTCGCAAAGCATATCTTGAATTACTAGAGCTTTACAAATATTGCAAAGAACATGACGAGTGGTGGGGCTATGCAAAAAAAGACGGCGACAAGATAGAGGCGGTGCAAACTTTGAGCTTGCCAGCGTGGAAATTTTACGAACAAATAGCATAAATTTGAAAGGATAAAAAATGAACCAAATACAACCAAGAGAGCAACAAGCGAGAGCTTTAGTGGGCTCAAAAATGAGCCAAATCTCAACCATAGTTGGCAACGATAAGGCTAAGGCCTCGATCTTTGCTAGTGCTATCGCAAATATGGCAAACGACTATGGTCTAAGAAATTGTAGCGTTGAAAGCATAGTAAATACGGCTATGCAGATAGTCCAAATAGGGCTAAACCCAAATAAGCTTTTCGGACAAGCTTACGTAGTACCATTTAAGCTAAAAAATGGTGGCGAAACCGCACAACTTCAAATAGGCTACAAAGGGCTTATTAGTTTAGGTATGAAAAACGGCTGGAAATTTAGAGCAGTAGCCGTTTATGATTGTGATGATTTTAGCCTAGAGTTCAATGGGCTTGATGACAAGATACACTTTGCGCCAAATTATGATGAACGAAGCGACGATGACGGCGACTGGGTATTTAGTCACTTAGTAGGCGTGATCGTATATGCCAAAGATAGTAGCGATAATGTCTTTAGTGAGTTTGTGAGCAAGAAAAAACTCGAGAAATTACGCTTAAAAAGCCAAAACCAAAGCAAAAAAGATAAATTAGAATACATTTGGCTAGACTGGGCAGAGGAAATGTATAAAGCCAAAGCTCTTAAATACGTTGCTTCACGCTTGCCGATAAATGATCGCTTAGCTGAAGCCGTGAGCGTGGAGGACGAGCCTATCACAAAACAAGAAGCCAGCCAAACACCAAAAGCTGGACTAAACGAGCTTTTAAGTAGCTCGGAAAAACCAAACAGCTCAGTTGGTGCAAAAAATTCACAAACTGAATACATCGAAGCTGCGCCCCTTGAAGTTGAAATCGCAACTGTAAACGAAAAGTTGACAGTTGAGCCAATGCCACACGACCTATTACAAAGCGAGCTGGTAAAACGAGGTGCAAGTGAAACAGAGGCTGAAAAATTAGTTGAGAGACTAAGTATTGATGAGGCTACTGCCTATCTAAACGATCCAAGTAGTATTGATACTTTAATGGAAAATTTAAGGGGCTGATATGGACAAAACACCACTAGAAAAAGTCGAAGTTGGTTTTTTCATAATTACAAAAAATTTGGAAGCTATGGGACTTATGAATTTTCTTGTTTATACTATTTTTGTAGCAGTTCTTTATGGTAGCATTAATTTTTTAGTGTGCATTATAGAAAAATCTATCGGCGTGGCAACTGTGCCGCGATGGTATGACGTAATAATATTAACCATTTTTATACTATCGTGGGTATATGGGATATACATTTATAAAAAATGGGGATACGCAAATGTTTAACAAAATAGTTTTAGTGGGGCATCTCACGCGAGACATCGAGCTTAGATATACCCAAAGCGGCGGCGCGATAGGCAGCGCAGGTATAGCTGTCACTCGCAAATACACATTAAATAGTGAAAAGCGCGAAGAAACTTGCTTTATAGACATAACGTTTTTCGGCAAACAAGCGGAAATAGCTAATCAATATCTCGGCAAGGGATCAAAGCTCTTGATCGAGGGACGATTAAAATTCGACCAATGGACGGACAACAACGGACAAAATCGCTCAAAACACTCTATCGCCGTTGAAAGTATGGAAATGCTAGGCGACGCAAAACAAAACAATCAAGACTATCAGCAAGGAGCGTCTAAGAAACCGCAACAGCAAAAACAGCCTCAACGCCAGCAATACAGCGAGCCACAATATCCTGAATATGATAGCGATGAGATAGACGACGGCACTAACGAAATACCATTTTAATTGTTTGACGGTTGTTTGATAGTTGGCTTAGTATAAACTTAATACAGCCATGCAAAAGCCAATTTTTAGGGCTTTTTGCTGGTTAATTTTGTTTGACGAGTAAATTATTAAAAAGGAAAAGGAAAATGACTTACGGCGAAGCGATTATGAATGCAAAAGATAAGATGAAGCTAGTAAAAGGCAC